GGCAGTTTATGGATCACGCTCATTTCAAAAACACAAACAGCGGAATCAGTATCAAGAGCATCGTAGAGAAATGCGTGTTCGCTGTGCATGAGACTCGCAAGCTGCTCGTGGTCATCGACTCGATCAACACCATCTCTGAAGACATCGCACTGAAGAGCGGAAGGAACCCACTCGAGGAGCTGTCGATCCTGTACAACTGGTCCACCAAAGTCAGGAAGAGCACAGAAGGGGAAGTGTCGTTTCTGATCGTGAGTGAGACCAACGCCGGCGGTGGCGTGAAGGGCCGCAAGGGTTACTTCTCCGGCGACGTTGTGGTGTTGATGAGCAAGAGTGAGCAGAGAGACACGGTGAACATCGACGTTATGAAAAGTCGCTCAGACTCCAACGCTGACTTGGGGATTTATCAGAGGGAGTGGAAGACTGGGAGGTTCACGAAATGATCGGCTACAGCCTCATTGGTGGAGATTTGCTAGAGCAATACTTCAAGGCGACACACCTTCTGAGAGCTGAAGAACGTGCAGTGATGAGTGGTCGTAAGCTCAGCATTGGCGTTTGGCCTGAATATCCCTACGGCTGGCTGAAACGGATGGACTTGCGACGGACTGTGTTTTCAAGGATTGAAACCGAAACCGTACCGCCATGGGCAACCGGGCCGAGGAGATGACTTGAGTAATTTAGTATTGAGCCTGTTCCCTGGAATCGGAATGTTGGATCACGCATTCGAACGGGAAGGTTTTGTTGTTGTCCGTGGTCCAGACATTCTCTGGGGTGGTGACATTAGAAAGTTTAGCCCGCCTATCGGTGTGTTCGATGGTGTTATCGGTGGGCCACCGTGCCCGTCGCACTCGAGGCTGAAGCATCAGATCACCGCCAGTGGGTATATCCCTGCTGATGATTTGGTTTGCGAGTTTGAGCGAGTGGTCGCATTAGTTGCGCCGCGGTGGTTCATGATGGAAAACGCACCAGCCTGTCGAGAGCCTGTTGTGGATGGATATCAAGTCGATGCCCAGATATTTGACAATCATAATCTAGATCAAAGACAAGGACGCAGGCGATTGATTGCGTATGGGACGGTTCATGGAGCTCGATTACATTTGAGTTGTGCCGCACTCATTACTTGTGAACGTGAACACGTTGTCACTTCTGATGCTCGCCCTGTCCCTGTGGCAATTGGTGGCTCTGGGAAACGAAAGCCTGGAGCGGATCTTCCAAAACGATCTGTCTCAGATTGTCTTGAGCTCCAGGGATTTCCTAGAGCATGGTTAGACGACTGTCCGTTGACTGTGGCAGGGAAGCGAAAGGCGGTAGGGAACGGGGTTCCATTACCGATGGGGCGTGAGATAGCGAAGGCCGTGAAGAGAGCACAACAGGAGATGAGATGAACCGCCGCCGTGCCAGAACCCGCCGTACCAACCCCCAGCGGAAGGGGGACATGAACGGCCTTGAGACAGCTTACATGCTGGAGGTCTTACAGCCTCAAGTGCTGGCGGGGGAGATGCTGAAAGCCACGTTTGAAGGAATGTCGATCAAGCTGGCCAAGGGCAGCACTTACAAGCCGGACTTCTACTGTCTGCTAGCCAACGGAGAGATTGAGCTACACGAAACGAAAGGCCGCTGGATGGAAGCTGCCCGAGTGAGAATCAAGGTGGCGGCTGAGCTCTACCCTGAGTTCCGGTTCGTAGCGATTCAGAAGGGCAAGCGGGGAGAGACGCGATGGAAGCTGGAAGAATTCTAACCAACCGGAGGAGATGACGGTGCCTGAGAAGCAAATAGCTGTAGCTATGCCAGAAAGCCTATTCAAAGGGCTTAGGGTCATGGCAGAAAGGGAGTTCACCACCAAGGTGATGATTGCCAGAAGGTATATTGCAGAAGGTCTTTCCGCTGACGGCATTGATCCGCACACGGGGGAGAAACGAGATGAGCAAGGAGAAGCAGGACGTGGTTCATGATTTCAGTGAGTGTCCCGACGAGGTGAAGCGCCGCCTCGGACTGCAAAGAACTTACAGCGGGATGGACTACTCATCCAACGCAATTGATTTCGTGGGTTACAGGGGGATTGTCGCGCACCCAGACTTGAAGAAAGCGCAGCAGGAGTACAACGCGCTGTCTCTGCACAGGCTCACCGCTCCCATCAAGTCCCGACGTGGCTTCCGAGCGTGGCTGCGCCGAGAGGCACCACTCCCCCGCTGGATTAGAATCACAATCACCCTGGCCTTCGCGAGTGCGGTGGCTGGGTATCTTTCATACTAGGAGAACGATCATGCCAGTTACTTTCAAGGACAGCAAGAATCAGGACATCGAACCGGGCGACACGGTGCGGATCATCATCGAGGTTTTGGTCGAGACGGTGGAGGGAAATGAGCGAGGTTCGCAACTCACCTACGCCGATCCACAGCGGGGGCGTGTCTATGTGCCTTGTGGCGATGTCGAAAGGACACAGAGTCGCGTATGAGTGCCCCAGCCTTTGGTGATTCAAGGTTGCCGCAACGGTTCTGGGATAAGTGCAGTGTTGCCACTGGCACCGGATGCTGGATGTGGTCTGCCTGTACCTGTGACGGCGGTTATTCTCGGTTTGATTTTGACGGGTCACTTCGCCTGGGGCATCGGTTTGCTTACCAAGTATTGGTAGGTGATGTCCCGGATGGATTGCAGCTAGACCATCTTTGCAGAACTAGGAATTGCGTGAACCCTGAGCACTTGGAACCCGTTACTGGAAGAGTAAATATTCTTAGAGGTGTTAGCTTCGCTGCGAAGAATGCAATCAAGACGCATTGTAAAAAAGGCCATCCATTTGATGATGACAATGTGTACCTGTGGCGTGGCAGTAGGTATTGCGTAGTGTGTCGAGCCGACGCGCGTAGTCGTTATGAGTCTAAACTCAAGATCATTCGACTCGCTGCTTGCGCCGACCTGGATCAGGAGGGGGGAGCATGATTAACATCGGCAAGATCACTCACCTCGTATTCCATCACAGCGCCAGTGCTCGCATGACTCCACTCGACACGATCCGGAAGTGGCATGTGAAGGACAATCACTGGGATGATATTGGGTATCACATCATCATCACCGGCAATGGCGTGTGCAGCGAGGGACGACCGTACTGGGCGCAGGGGGCACACGCACGAGGCAAGAACCCTGGCACCATTGGCGTCTGCATCACCGGGGACAACACCAAGGCCGACCGGGCTTGGAATGCTGCGCAGATCGTAGCGGGTCATGCGGTGGTGAACGCTTGGCGCACGTTGGTGCCGAGTATCCGGGTGGTCGGGCACCGGGACTTGGTGGATGGGACGGAATGCCCGGGAGTGGATATCGGGAGACTGTTCGGATGAGTGACAAGCCCGAACCGCCAAAGGATTGGCCTGAGGGTTTCGTGTTGTATACGAAGTGGATCACGTTAGAAGAATTCAAGCGGCTGTATCCACCACCCGAACCAAAAGGAGATGAGAGATGAGTGAGAATTACTTTGAAGATCGGAACGGTCGCGCCATTCGTGTAGGTGACTACGTTGCGAATGGGTCTGTCGAGTTTGACCGCCCCGTGTACAGCTTCGGCATCCGATGGTATTCCCATGAAGAGGGGGATATTCCGCATGTCATGTTGCGCGATGAGGCTGGGATAAAGACCTGGCTTCCGTGTTCAATCCTGCATGTCATCTCCCCCGCGCAAGAGTCGGCCTCGGCTGCGAGTGCTGATTTCACGATGGCCGGTATCCAGCCTGCTGCTGACCAGATCAGGGCTCTCGAGTCGCGCCTCGGCGAGCTGGCGGATCGGGTGGATGAGGTTTGGGGCGTGAAGGGTCTGGGGGCTGTGTTTGGCAGGTTGCGGGATCTTGATGATGAGGTGGAAAATCTGGCTAAGACTCGTGGCTATGCAGTGGATGTGGATGACTTCGCCGACAAGATCGACGCTCGGGTATCGGCGTTGGAGAATCCTTCGATTGGTCCGATGCACATCACCGGCTCTTGTCCGATTTGTGCGGGTGCGATCTTTGCGAGTGGTGCTGCGCTGCACACGGTTGGCTGTGAACGAGCCCCCACCCCAGACACCCCGGAAGCGGCCGATGCGAGTCTCAGTCGCGATCATCCCCGGCCGATGAGCATTCCTGAGCCAGAGTATCCGTATCAGTCTCAGGAAGAGTGCTTCGGTGGCATCATCAACACCAGCGCTGCAATTTGGGACAAGGATGAAAAGTCAGGAAGGTGCTTGGTATGTGGAGGCGTTTGGGGACCGCTGCACCAAGTATCTAGTCGATGTTCAACTCGGGATGGGACTGGGGAATGACGCAGCGGGAGAACGTGTATGTCCGGCCCCAGCGTCACATCACCGACATCGACAAGCCTGGAGGGAATCCGGGGCAGAAGAAACCCGCTGGAAATGGGCACCGATTTGGACCGCAATTGATCTGTGGCGGGGAGAACGGTTGCGACACATCCTACGATGATTACCAGGATGCCCCCGACCTCTGGAATCACCAGGACCGGCTGGCAGCGAAACGAGAGCAGGCTGAGGAGGATGCGGCATGAGTGAGGGGAAACTCACAGTCCTGATCAAGAAGGACGATTTCGAGGAAATGCTCGCTGACTTCAAAGTCAATCTGCACGACATGGGGCGGGAGCTGGCCAAGAGCATTGAAGACTGGCTGGAAGAGCACCCTCTTGATCCCGTCACCCCACCGCCAAGCGACGATCCCACCAAACCTGTCCCGTAGTGGCCCCTCTGAGTTGAACGCCTCTGACGCGATCCTACACACCTTGTCGGCAACACTGGATCAGGTAATCTGACAAGGGGCACCCGCCATTCCCCGGCGGACGAGCCCTGAGAGGCTGGGACTGGAGCTCATCTCCCCGGTTCCAGCCTCTCCCCCTCACTGAACAGTTCCTGACCACCCAATCAGTTGACAGTATTTGACAGATTCCTTAACTTGGCAGGGCGCGCAGTCGCCCTGTCCAAGTACATACCGCTCCATGTCATCTCCGACCCTTGCACCGCTCCTGCACCCCCCACTGAGCTCTTAAGGAATGAAGATCTTCCGCAGGGTAGGGATAGGGAGTTTGAGGGGAAGGGGAGGGCGGTTAGGAAACTGACTTCTCCGAACCGAACGCCATTGACCCAACCCGACCCATATGCAAAGGTGGAAGACATGAGCGAAAAAGTGATCTGATTTTGGTCGATTGATTCGATTTCCTGCGGTGCGCTGAAAACGTCAACGATTCCGCAGAGATGGGGAGATGATATTGTGTATCTGCGTATCCGGATGCGTGTTTCTGAAACTGACAGGAAAGTCGCGTGAACGTCGAAGACACCAACTTCGGAAAAGCGGGGCCGGGACGTCCAAAAGGTTCCAAGGACAAGCGAACCATCCTGCGAGAGGTGCTGCAAGAGCACTACCAGAATCTGGCAGACGAGGCTGGCGACACCGACCCAGTGGATGGGGAGAAGTCATTCTGGAAGGCCGAAGTAGCGTTTGCAGCAGCTGGGGAAACACAAGCTCGTACCAATCTTGTGAAGCGTCTCCTGCCCGAGCTCAAGTCCGTGGAACTGAAGGCTGATGTCGACGTCGGGCGAAAGCATCTCTCAGCTACGGAACTACGTGAAAGACTTATTGCCTCGATTGTCGACGGAGACCCTGGAGGAGCTGGAATCGCTGCTCTCCTTGCAGGAGTGGATGCCGCTGGCGGGTCCACAGATGGAGGCGATCAAGAGTAAGGCGGATATCGTCTTCTTCGGCGGTGCTGCCGGTGGATCGAAGAGTGAAGGCGGGATCGGTCTGGCCCTCATGTATCACCAGCGGTCCATCATCTTCCGACGTGAAGCGGTGCAGCTGATTGGTCTTGAGGACCGGATTGCTGAGATTCTCGGCAGTCGAGATGGCTACAACGGGCAGACCAAGATTTGGCGCGTTGAAGTAGCCGGCATCAAGCGTCAAATAGAGCTCGGCTCCTGTCAATATCCTGACGATTGGCAGAAGTACATGGGCCGGCCTCATGACCTGGCGGTCTTCGATGAGCTTGCCCACTTTCTCGAGCATCAGTTCCGGGCCCTCTGCGGCTGGCTCAGAACCACCGATCCCGACCAGCGCTGCCGAGTCTTCTGTGCCGGCAACCCCCCTACATCTGCTGAAGGGCTCTGGATCATTGAGTTTTTTGCTCCCTGGCTGGACCCGAATCATCCGAATCCTGCTGAGCCGGGTGAGCTCCGCTGGTACGCGCAGATTGACGGGGTGGAGACTGAGGTAGAGAGCGGGGAGCCATTTGAGCATAACGGGATGCTCGAGCACCCGAAGTCCCGCACCTTTATCCCCAGCAAGGTGCAGGACAATCCGTACTACATGGAGACGGGATATCTTCAGCAATTGCAGGCACTTCCAGAGGTTCTGCGGAAGCAGATGCTGGACGGTGACTTCATGGCGGGGACCGACGATAACCGCTGGCAGCTGATCCCCACAGCCTGGGTAGAGGCAGCCATGAAGCGCTGGCAGCCCAGGGACCCGAAGGGTCCGATGGACTCAATGGGTGTGGACGTAGCTCGAGGTGGCAAAGACAGCAACGTCGTCTCCTGCCGGCATGGCGTTTGGTTCGATGAGCTGGACAGGATACCAGGCAAGGCTACGCCGGACGGTCAGGCTGTGGTGGCTCAGGTCATCATGAAGCGGCGGGATGACGCACCAGTTCATATAGATGTGATTGGTGTGGGTTCCAGTCCATATGATCTGATGAAAGGTATGTTTCAGACGGTGGATTGCAACAACGCTCGGAGCACGAAGGAGAAGACGCTCGAGGACACGATGGGCTTCAAGAACGAGCGGGCAATGGACTACTGGCGCATGCGGGAAGCCCTGGATCCTGCCAATGGGCGAGGGATCTGCCTGCCAAACGACACCAAGCTGAAGGCGGATCTGTGCTCAGTCAGGTGGAAGCCGGTAGGGAGTGGTCCCATTCTGGTCCAGTGCGAGAGCAAGGAAGACATCGCCAAGCGGATTGGCCGGTCTACAGACGACGGGGATGCTGTGGTGATGGCACTGAGGGATACGGATAAGATCAATGATGACGAGGACTTCTCCATTGAGTTCGCGTCGGAGTGGCGGTCATAGATTTGCTCTGATACGCTTAGCTCTCGTCCCTAGTGGATGCAGACTGCATGAAGTCGGAGCAAAGAAGCGCTCAGGGGGCCTCCTCTCTCTGGGCGCTTTTCTCTGCCCTGCACAATTCCCTACCTATTTCGTGTTGATTTACGCCTAATTCCCTAGTACGGTGCCGTAGAATTCCAATTGACGGGACTTCATGGCACCGATCCCTACCAAGTCGCAGACCACTGAAGACCTTTATCAGGAAGCGATGAAGCTCTACAATGAGGCGGTTGACGCTGAGAAAGAGCAGCGCGATCAGTGCGTTGAGGATATCCAGTTTGCCAACGTGGCTGGCGCTCAGTGGGACGATTGGGCCAAAGAGGCTAGAGGCAACCGGCCTCGCCTGGAGATCAACAAAGTAGCCCTGCCCGTGAACGTCTATATGGGCAACTTCCGACAGAACGACATGTCCGTCACCTTCCGGCCTTCCAGCGGCGGTGCTACGAGAAAGACGGCTGAAGTCTACAAGGGCCTGACCCGTCATATCCTCGAACGTTCCAACTGGGACTCCATCGCCAACAATGCCGCCAAGGAACAGGCTACCGGTGGCATCGGTGCTTGGCGTGTGATGACCCAATTCAGCAGCGACGACACGTTCGAGCAGGAAATCCGAGTCGGCATGATCCGTTCTGCCGCTACCTCAGTATTCTACGATCCGTCGGCTCAGAAAGAGTCCAAGGAAGACATGAACCACTGCTTCGTCACGGAGTTCGTGGCGGACAAGGTGTTCAGGAAGAAGTATCCCGACGCTGCGGTGACGGGCGTTCCAGATCCCACTGGCACTCAAGTAGGAAGCATCCGATGGCGTGGCAATTGGTTCCAACCCGACCGTGTACGAATTGCTGAATACTGGGTACGGACTCGCATCAAGCAGACGCTGCTGCTCATGTCAGACGGTTCTACCATCATCGAAGAGGAAGCGGAGAGTGTGCTGGACGAGCTGGCCGCTGAAGACCCGCCCATCCTGCAAGTGGACTCCCGTGAAGTGATGCGGCACAAGGTCGTTCGTTACCTGATGACAGGTGCCGAGTTCATCGAAGGCCCCGAAGAGTGGCCCGGCCAGACCATCCCGATCATCCCCGTCTTCGGTTACAACACCTGGATAGACGGCACGCATCATTACCGGGGGATGGTGCGCTTCGGAAAAGACCCTCAGCGAGCCTACAACTACCTGTCGTCGCAGCGGATCGAGAATGAGACCTTGGCTCCCAAGGACGTTATTTTCATGACTAAGGGGCAGATGAAGGGCTTCACGGAAGACTACCGGAAGATGAACGTGGAGCATAAGCCTGTCTACTTCTACAACAACGACGACAAGGCCGTCTCTCCCCCGTTCAGGCTTGGAAACGCTGCGCCACAGGTAGAACTGGCAGCGCAGCTGGTCCAGGCCGATCAGGACATTCAAGCCACCACCGGAAAGTTCTCTCCAGAGCTCGGGCAGAACCTCGGGGACCAGAGTGGTGTGGCGTTGCGGGCACTGAATCAGGTAGGCGATCAAGCCACCTTTGAGTTCACCGACAACTTCGTGAACGGGATGTTTGTCATGGGCGGTATCTTTGCCGAACTGATCCCCAAGTTCTTCTCTTCGGAGCAGACGGTGCGGATCATTGGCGATGACTTGTCCGAGGACTTCGTAGAGATCAACCGGGAAGTGAGGGACGAGCAGTCGGGCGAGATGGTCATGCTGCACGACATCACCGCCGGCAAGTACGATCAGAAGGTAGACATCGGCCCGACACACAGCACCCAGCGCACCGAAGGACTCGAGGCCCTGTCTGCTATCGCCCGAGACAATCCCAACGCAGCGCCTCTGATGGTGGATCTGATTGCCAAGAATATGGACTTCCCGTTTGCTGCTGAACTGGAAAGGCGGTTCCGTCGCCCGATGCTGGCGCAAGGCATCGTTGAGCCAAACGAGGAAGAGAAGGAGCAGATTGACAAGGCAAAGGCTGAAGCTGAAGGGCAGCAGCAAGGTCCGACACCTGAAGAGGAAGCTCAGGCTCTCCAACTTGACCAGATGGAAATGACCCGAGACCTGATGCGTGCCAGAGTGGAGACAGAAGAGGCAAAGGCGGATAAGACACGGGCTGATGTGGGGAAGACCATCGCCGACACCATCAACGTCCGCACGGAAACCATTACCGAGTCTCAGGCCAATGATATTGATCCGCCGATCACCGCTGAAGAATTGAAAGCAGAGCTCACGAACATGGGCCTGCTGAACGAGTCACTCGCTGAAGAGGATGGGAACACTTCCCACGCCGCTCCAGTAGCCCAACCGCCGGTGCAGTAAGGCGAATCCCCGAAAGGGAGACCATGAGCGAACCAGTAGAGAACGTAGAAGAGATCCCAGCGGAAACGCAGGAGAGTACAGCAGTGGAGTCCACAGAAGGACTCTCGAGCGATCCGTCCGTTCAGCAAGAGGCTGGAGAGGGCGAGCCACAGACTGGCTCTGATGAAACCCAGAAGGGTGACGGTGGAGCCTTCAAAGCGGGAAGATTCTACGAGGAAAGGCAGGAGAGAAAACTCGACAAGACGCAATCCGCACTGAAAGAGGCGCAGGAACAACTGGCAGCGGTAACGCGACAGACGGAAGCGGCTCAGGCTGCTCTACCGGCTGACGCGAAGCCTGTGCTGGGTCCGATGCCTCAGAACTCAGACCCTGATGTCGATTGGGACGATGCGAAGTTGTCTCAGAAGATGGACGCCTGGGTGAATCAGCGGATTGAAAATGGCTTCACAGATATGGAAGCCAAGCGAGTAGCGCGTGAAGTGAACGCTACGGAGACACAGAGGATTACGGACTTTCAGTCGCGAGAGCAAGAATATATCCGGGAGAACCCCGAGTACCTCGAGCTCTGGCGACAGTCCAAGGATGTTCTGCCTCCTAGTCATGCTGTCAAGATGGCAATTGTGGCCAGTCCAAACGGCCCCGCTGTCTATCACGCACTCATGAGCGATCCAGACGAGTTCATGCGAATCAATGCACTGCCGGACGTTGCGGCAGTGATGGCCTTCGCCACAAAGGAAGCCGGAATGTCCCTGCCTACCGGAACGAAGAAGAACCCCGCACCCAACAAACAGAACCTTCCAAAGCCGATGTCAGAGAACATTGGTGGCGGTGGGTCCAGTGCGAGTGATTCCGATACGAACATTCACGAGAAGGGTATCTCTACGGAAGAGTATGCCAGGCGTGAAGGTAATTTGTATAGACAGAATCACCCCGCATAAGGGGTTAGCCAGTCATGGCCACCACAGCGAGTAATACACTTCTCACTATCGACATGATTCTGAATCAGATTCTGATCGAAGTAGAGAACAAGGCCGTCGTTTCGGCGATGGTAGACCGGCAGCTCGACTCTGCTGTATCCGGGAACGATTTCGGCGGGTCGATCAAGGTACGACGCCCGATCTACTACCAGAGCATCAATGGCCCGGATATCACCAACGATATTCAGGACACCGAGCAGGCGTTTGCCAACCTGATTCTAAATCAGCAGCCGGTCGTGCCGGTGGAGTTCAGTCAGAACGACCTGACTCTGAAGATGGACGAGTTCACTCGCCGCATCATCAAGCCTGCGGCTTCTCGTATCGCGCAGGACATCGAGACGGCCATTTTTCTGGAAGCTTCCACCAAGTTCGGCAACCACGTCGGAACGCCCGGCACGGTGCCTTCTGATTCATCTGATGTCGGAGACGCTGCTGCGTTGCTCAGCGACATTGGTGCGCCGTTCGATGATCGTGTCGGACTCTACGCACCCCGTGCAGCCATCAGCATCTCGGAGAGTCTGAAGACGCTCTTCAGTCAGCCGATTGCTCGTGACGCTCTGATGACCAGCAAGATGGGGCAGATTCACGGAATCGAGCTTCATCAGTCTCAGTCGGTA